GTATAGAAAGGTTTTTTCAATATATAAGAGATTTAAAACCAACCATTATTGCTGGATATAACTCTGCATTTTTTGACTGGCCATTTATATTAAAGAGAGCCGAGATTCTCGGTGTTGATGTAGATGGAATGACACAAATTTTTACATCTCAGGGAATGAAAGAGAAAGAGGGGATGTTAAAACTTGCCAATGAAGTTGAACCATATAAACAACATATTATTTGGGGATTCAATATTATTGATATTGCACATTCGGTAAGAAGAGCTCAGGCGATTAACTCTGAGATTAAGTCTTGGGGTTTGAAATACATTACCACATATTTGGAAAAAGAAAAACCTAATCGTGTGTATGTTGAGGGTAGTAAAATTTCGAAGATATATCTTGATAATGAAAGTTATTATGTAAATCCAAAAACGGGTGGATATAAACAAATAGGTGAACCGGGTACTGAAGATTTATTAAAAAAATATCCAGGTAAGTTTGAAATATGGCCAGGTAGAAAAATTGTAGAACAATATCTTGATGATGACCTTTACGAGACAATGATTGTTGATGACTCGTTTTCTCAATCAACATTCTTATTATCAAAACTTGTACCAACAACATATGAAAGAATTGCAACGATGGGTACTGCGACATTATGGAAAATAATAATGTTGGCGTGGTCTTATGAAAATAATTTGGCAATTCCAGAAAAAGATGAGAAGAGAGCTTTTACTGGTGGACTATCTCGTTTATTAAATGTTGGTTATGCGAAGAACATTGTTAAGTTTGATTACTCATCACTATATCCATCTATTCAATTAGTATATGATGTGTTTCCTGATTGTGACGTAATGGGTGTACAAAAATCAATGTTAAAATATTTTAGAAATATTCGTATCAAATATAAAAATCTTGCGGGAGAATTAAAAAATAGTGATCCAGTTGCGTCTGAAATGTATGACCGTAAACAATTACCAATTAAGATTTTTATCAACGCATATTTTGGTAGTTTATCTGCACCACATGTCTTTCCTTGGGGTGAGATGGATTCAGGTGAAACGATTACATGTATAGGTAGACAATGTTTGCGTATGATGATTATGTTCTACATGAAGAAAGGTTATAAACCTCTTGTAATGGATACAGATGGTGTGAACTTTGAAACGCCTGAAAGTGCAAAAGATACCGTTTATATTGGTAAAGGTTTAAATGAATTAGTAATCAAAGATAAAGAGTATCATGGAATTGAAGCGGATACCGCCGAGTTTAATGATATCTTCATGAGAAATGAAATGGGTCTTGATATTGATTATACTGCCCCCGCTTGTATTAATGTATCTCGTAAAAACTACATCATTAAATTGATGAAGAAAGGTAAAGAGAAAATTAAATTAACAGGTAATACTATTAAATCTAAAAAATTACAAACATATATTGTTGAATTTTTAGATGAGGGTTTAAAATATTTGTTGAATGGTGATGGCCATTCTTTTGTGGAATTATACTATGATTATGTTAGTAAAATTTACAATAAAGAAATTCCGTTATCAAAAATAGCAAATAAGGCTCGTGTTAAACAATCACTTAATGATTATAAGAAACATATTCAAAAAACAACTAAAGCCGGTTCATTAATGTCTAGACAGGCACATATGGAATTAATTTTACAAAATGAATATCCTGCGGGTCTTGGGGATACAATTTATTATATTAATAATGGAACAAAGAAATCTTCTGGAGATGTTCAAAAAGTTTCAAAACCAACAAAAAAACAACAAGAAGAATATCAATTAAAATATGGTACGATTATGCCGAATGATTTTATTGAGATTAATTGTTATATGATTGATGAAAAAGAAATTGTAAACAATCCAGATTTAAAAGGTGATTATAACGTTGCTCGTTATTTGAATAATTTTAATAAAAGGGTTGAACCATTATTAGTTGCCTATAATCCTAATATGCGTGAAGATATTTTAATCGATGATCCAAAAGATAGACAATATTTTACAAAACTACAATGTGAACTTGTTAATGGGTTTCCATTAAAAGAAAGTGGTCAAGATAAATTTGATGAGGTTATGACCTTGTCCGATAGTGAAGTTATTTTTTGGAATCGTGTGGGTAGAGATCCGTTCTTTATGTATGTTGAAGATAGTCTAAAATTAGTTGACCAAAATTGGGTGGATCATAATAGAAAGGTTGTAAAATTACAAGCAAATAGCACCGTAAGTAATGAAGATGAGATTATAGAAAACGATGGACATGATTATGCCTATCATGCTATCGAAGTTTAAATTACATTAAATGGATTTGGCATTGCTCTAAATTTAAGGGCTTTATTTAGATTTTCAGCTTCTCCTGCTTTTCTTTCAAGTATCTTGTCAGGACGAAGTCTTTCTAATCTAGCCATTAATTCTTCAATTGCTTTTGATTTTTCATCTTTACCTTCAGTAATTAACGATTGGTAATCTAATTTAACGGCACTATCTGGAACTTGTAAGTCACCAGAGAATTTACCCCATATTCTACCTAAACCTTCTTTAGAATAACCAATTAGATATTTTCTAATCCAGTTTTGTGATGGTTTATTTAATTTATCCCAAGTTAATTCTTCAGTCATAACATCAGATGGTAATTTAATAACGTCTTTGTTTTTCTCTAAACAAGTATCTCTATCCATTGTGTCATAGTACCAATACCAAACTTGATAATTAGTTCTACCAAATTGACCAAAATCAAATTTACCTCCTGGGGTATTATAAAGATGTATTATTTTTTTACCTTCCGAACCGGCAGTTATTCTATATGTTAATTCCCCACCAATTAATCTATTTTTAATACTTCTATCTTGCATCCTTAAAAGAAGGTCAAATGCTGGCATCATAAAGAATGAACCTGCGGAACCCGTTTGAGCAAATCCACCACCTGAACCAAATCCAACACCACCAAGTCCACCAAAACCACCTAAAAATGGGTCAATGATTGAATCGGTCAATTCCGCTCTTGTGAACCATAACAATTCGTTTATTTCACGTCCAGCAGGTATTTCATATGTTTGAGTACCTCCCGATAGGGTAATATAATCTTTCTTTAATTCATTATTACCACCAGCTTGTAGCCCAACAATTTTGGAATAGGAATGTGTATATTGGGTTTCGTAGTCTAAACTACGAGTTGTAAACGCTCTGCTTAATGATTGGGTGTCAACATCTAAACCCGCTAATGCGGACCATTGAGACTCAATTAACCAATCACTAACATATTGTTCGTATTCAGATAGAGATAATTCTAAAAATGTATCCATTTGTTCTTGGGTAAGTTCGATACCACGAACGGGCATACCTAATAAATGGAATACCTGAGTATATAGTTTTTCTTTTTCCGGTTGTGAAATAATTGTGCTCATATTTGATATATTCCAATAAATATCTTATATTTGGTAATATGAATATTGTTAAAAATATAAAGGTGGATTATTTCTTTATACAAGGACTATTTGATTTGGGGTACCAAGATGGAAACGGTTGGAAATCGTACTATTTTAACGAAGCCCAATCTTGTTTTAAAAAACATTACGAACCCATAAATAAATGGAGACCTAACCCAAAAGATTCAAAAAAATACGGTCATTATAATAATGATAATTTATGGTCTTGGACCAATAGAATTAACACTCACCCAAATTGTTGTTTATCTTTTTATAATTGGGCAGTTAAATATGACCCAAATACGTTCATTGAATTTGGGAATCCTGAATACCATGAATATAATGCAAAACAAATGTGGAAGTTTGTTGATAATTTCTTTGATTTAATTTTTACCACAAATAAAACTGAAAAATATCTTAAGGAATTAAAGATAAAATGTAGTAAATCTTGGAATAATGGTAACATAACTGTGATTGCCATTGTTTTATCTTTATTTGACACATTTGGTAAGATAACCGATATTGATTATACATTTGACTATGGTGATGGTGTTGATATGAATGGGGTCGATTTAAGTTTTAAATTACCAAATGGGGAGTTAAAAACCATGCAGATTAAAAGCGGTACATTTATCAACTTAAGAGATGAGTTTCATATAAAAGGTTCACCTAACGATTTAAAATATGACGTTGACTATTATGGTTATGCAAATGTTGATGGGTGGAAAGGTATTACTTCGGTTATTATATTTGATAATGTACCAAATATAGACAAAGAAGATAAGACTTTAATTGTTAAAACAGAATACATAAAATACAATAAAATTAAACATATGCCAATACCTGAAAAATTAAATGAACTTTTAGTTCTTTGTGGAAGAAATGATATTGAATTTATTTTGAAAAAAGAAGATGATTTAAATTCAGTAATCTATGATAATGAAACTAAAAAAATAACAATAAATTTTATTGATAGCGAAGATAAAGAAATGGAAACTTTATTGACTAATAAAATTAATGAACTAAAGGAGACTTTTAAGTAAGTCTTTACTGAAGGATTCTGAGTATTCACCATCTCCCATAACTTGGTCAATAATTCCTTTTTTCTTTTGTAGTATATTATAGATTATTTTCTCAACCGTGTTCTCAAATACGGGATAATAAACTAACACACTATTCTTTTGACCGTAACGATATGCTCTATCTTCAGCTTGACTATGGTGTGCGGGTACAAATGATAAATCATTCATAACAACAACTTCACCCGCAGTTAAAGTAATACCAACACCACCCGCAACAATATTGGAAATGAATATTTTTATCTTGTCTTCATTTTGAAATCTATCAACACTTTCTTGTTTCTTTTCTTTGGACATACTACCATTTAATATTACGGAGTTCTTTTTGTATTTCTCATGTAACATATCTAATGACATTGTGAAATTGGTAAACACAATTACTTTCTTCCCTTGATCTAAACATTTATCTATAATCTCACATGTGTATGGGATTTTTTCATAGGCAATAAGTTGTCTAATTTTCATTAAACGATTTAAAGTAACACTAATAGTTTCGTTATCCTTCTTATCATTACTAATTCTTGTAAACTCTTCTAACTCCTCATCATACATTCTACTTGTGAGTTCCACAAAAACAGGAGTGACTATTTTTTCGGGTAAATCAAGAATATCGGTTTTCATCCTGCGAAGAACATATGACTTAGTACGTTCACGTAATTCATCTAAATTACTCGCTCCACTTGTATTCCACACTTTTCTATTCCCAACCGAAAACTGATAACCTTTACAATATCTACGAACGTATGATTGCCAATTCAATGTTAAAGGTGAATCAACAATTTTAAGAAGATTAAAATAATTTATTGGACGAGATGTCATAGGTGTACCTGTCAATAACCAAACTCTTGGTATGGTTTCCAAAACATCATTTAATAAACGAGTTCTATTTGCGGTACTATTACTAACATAGTGAGCTTCGTCTACAATTGCTAAATCAAATTTTTCATTTACCAATAATTTAAAGTCATCACTATCTTCACTTTTTTCTGTTGTATGATAATTCTTTAATATATCATAGTTAATAATGTAATAGTCAAAAGTAGATCCCCATTTACGACCCTCCACAATTAATACTTTTCTATCTGTGTAATTTTTAATCTCTCTATCCCAATTTATTTTAAGGGATGCTGGACAAACAATTAATACTTTCTTAGCGCCACTCTCCATTGACGCAATAACCGCTGCCGTCGTTTTTCCGAGACCCATATCATCGGCCAATATAAATTTGTTGTTTGCTAATAACTTCTCAATGGCGACCTTCTGGTGTTCCATTGGAGGACGATTACTATATGGACTATAATCAATTACACGATTTAACTTTTTTTCTTCTTGGACAATTGCAGATTTGGGTAACCACATTGCGTAGTTTTGTTCTTTTTCAATTACTTTACCCCAAATATGATAAGCTTTATCCGATTCACATAGTAGTTTTTCACACCATATTTTTTCTGGAACCAATGGAAGTAATCTTTCCTCCATTATTTTTTCACCAAATGTAGAGACAATATTAATATGTTTTCTAGCAACTTTTGGATCGGTGTCTTTATATTTCAGGACGTACTCTGCCTGAGGTCTTGTTAGTTTAAAGTTTTTAACTTCTACGAATTTACGTTTGTATTCTAATAAAACGTTATTAAAACCTTCGTAAACAGTTAGAACGTCCCTTGCTTCAACTTCTGGTATTTTTCTTTCCATTATATTATATCTATAATATAACTAAATAGAATGTAACATTAAACTATTTATTAGGATATGGACAATAAATTACCAATTACCAGATTATCTAAATTTTTCTCACAAGACGATTTTGATATCAATATCCAAATGGGGCAAGAGTACCTTCACGGAGATTTGAATATGAAATTGGTGTTATATCGTGTGGATAGACAAAAAACAGATAATGATGATGTATACGCCGAGGCGGGTATGGATGAAATAAAATATTTTCCTCCTATTGAATTTAACGCGTTGGTTAAGATAGACGAACCTAAAAATGCAACATACACTAAAGGTTTAATTAGGTATAATGAACCTGGTAATTTAACATTGTCAGTTTATATAACACATTTAGAAGAATTAAATATTGATATAAGATATGGTGATTATATTGGTTACCAAGATTCAGAGGATAAATTAAGATATTATACTGTTTCAAATGACGGTAAGGTGACATCTGATAATAAACACAAAATGTTTGGATTCAAACCACACTATAGAACTATAGTTTGTACACCAACACAACAAAACGAATTTAGAGGAATATAACATGGGAGTACCTAAAAGAAAAAACAACATCGATGTTTACGGAGACGGAAAGGAAACTTTCCAAGGTAAACAGGTAATTGGAAGAAGACAGGAGTTATTAGATAGAATAACTAAGTCAGACTCATATTTACCCGATTCAATTCTACATGATGATTTGGATAGTGGAATGTTAGATTTCATAAAAACAAATTTCAAAGTTGTTTCTGATGGTCAAACCATACCTATTATCCCTAAAATATTAACAATCCAAAGATGGGGTGAGTTTTCAAATAATTGGGAATTTTCCGATGATGATGGAAATGTTAAAATACCATTTATTGCAATTATTAGAAAACCAGACGTTCAGCCTGGCACAAACCCCGTAACTCAAAGAACAATACCTGATAGAAAAACTTTCCATTATGCAACAGTTCCAACTTGGAATGGAACTGAAATTGGTGCCGATGTTTATAAAATGCCTCAACCTGTTGCAGTGGATATTACATTTGAGGTTACAATCGTGTGTCATAAATTTAGAGAATTAAATAAATTCAATAAAACAGTATTACAAAAATTCTCATCTAGACAAGCATATACAACTGTTAAAGGTCATTATATACCAATTATATTGGAGAGTATAGAGGATAGTAGTCCTATTGATACTGTTGACGGAAGAAGATTCTACATACAAAATTATAAATTTGTAATGTTAGGTATTCTAATTGATAGTGAAGAATTTGAGGTTAAGCCAGCAATAAGTAGATTTTTCTTAATGAACGAGTTTATTACAGAGAAGGCGGTGTCTAAAAAATTCATTAATAAATTAATCGATATCACCCTTGCTTCCTTTGTTGCGGATGGATTACAAACCCAATTTAGTGTTGGGGAAACTATAGGAACTTTATTTAATGTGTCTATTAATGGTCTAGTTCAAGAAAGAGATGTTGATTATTTCCATGTTGCTTACACATCTAAAATAACATTTGCCTCTCCTCCATTGGAAGGAAGTATTATTATTATAACATATTATAAAGGAAGAAATAGTGTAATTACAGACACATATGGTAGTATTTTACAAGTAGTAACAGAATATTACACATATAGTGGTGGTAGTTTAGTGATTACATTAAATAACGGAATTAATAGTATTATAACTGTAGACATTAATGGTTTGATTGAAGAGGAGGGTGGTGGATATGAAATTTCTGGTAGTCAAACAATAACATTACAGGGTACACCAATAATTGGGTCTAGAATAGGTATAACCTATTTGTTTTAATCATCACCATACATATCTTTCTTTTTTGGCTTACAAAGTTCTTCAATGTACTTTTCTAATATTTTATAAATTTTTAATCCATTCTTTTCGCAGTGTGTTTTTAACATCTCATGGTGTTTTTCACTGATTTTTACATTTTTTTGTTTGTTTTCCATGATAAAAGATATAAAAGGATATAAAAAGATAATTTACTATCTTTTTTAATAAAAGTACGGAAATCTTTGCTAAAAACAAAGATATTTATAGAATAACTAATAAAAATAATTAACCAAACAACAATCGATGGCAAATTCAAACAGAGTATTCGTTTCTCCTGGTGTGTATACATCAGAGAAGGATCTAACATTCGTGGCTCAAAGTGTCGGAGTAACTACATTGGGAATGGTGGGGGAAACCTTAAAAGGACCTGCATTTGAACCAATTTTAATAGGAGACTTTGACGAATTCAAAACATATTTTGGTGGTACTTCTCCCGAAAAAGACGGAGTTGGTAATCCAAAGTATGAGTTACCTTACGTAGCAAAATCTTATTTACAAGAATCCAACCAATTATTCGTAACAAGAGTACTTGGGTTGACAGGATATAAAGCGGGTGTTACATTCGCGGTAAAAACATTAGGGGGTATAAGCCCAACAGGAACAACTTGGTCGAATAGTTTAACCGGAACTTCATCTGGTACTATGGATCCAAATGTTTTAGCTACATTAACAGGAAGTACATTTTATGGTGAACTTTCTGGAAAAACCGCAACTGTGGGGACAATTACCGATTATATCTTTAATAATTTTAGTGGATATACAACAGGTGGTACCGCTGATGGAACTTGGTTCACAATTGGTTTAGTACCTACATCAGGAACTACAGGTCAAACTTCTACATTGGAAGTTGTTTCCCCATTATCGGGTTCATTAAATGAAAATAGTCCTAATAATAAAGAATGGTATAACGTGTTCTTTAATTCAGGTGCAACAATCAGTAATGTTTATTCATATAAATTTGTGTGGAATACCTCTACAGGTGTATTTGATGTTACTCGTTACGTATACGCAGCTGAGGTTAATACAGACTATAATGGTATCTCTGTTCTATTATTAAGATCAAGAGGTAGATATGTTAGTGAATCATTAACATATGAAGTTACGGGTACAACTCAATTATCAATATCAGAAATTTCAGGTATTGACATTGAAACAAACCCATTAAATGAATTTACAATTAACGTAACAGGTGCAACAGTAACAGGTGGAACATCATTTACATGTTCTATGGACGTAACATCAACAAAATACGTAACAAAAGTATTAGGTTCTGATGTTTTTGATAAATCATATAGTGACTTCCCTGTATATGTTTACGAATCATATCCTAACTTATTAAAGGCAGGTTTTGAAAGAGGTTTAATTAGAGGTTTAAGTACAACAAAAGTATTTAACACAGAAGGTAATAATTTCTTGGGTCAATGGGATACCCCAATGTCTCCAACTGTAGTTTCAGAAGTAAGAGGTGGTAATGTATCAGATTTATTTGATGTTATTACAATTTCTGACGGAGAAGCGGCAAATTACCAAGTAAAAATAACAATACAAAATATTAATCTTGACTCAGGTGAATTTGATTTAATTGTTCGTGATTTTAACGATACAGATGATAATCAAGTTGTTCTTGAAAAATTCTCAAGATGTTCAATGAATTCAGAAGCTCCAGGTTATGTTGCTAGAAAAGTAGGAACATCGGACGGTGAGTATGAATTACGTTCTAAATATATTATGTTATCAATGTCAGATAATCATCCAACAGATGCTTTCCCTGCTGGTTTCAAAGGTTTTGTAAATAATAAAAACTTCTCAGGAACAACTGTAGGTAGTGTAATATTTAAAACCGAATATACCGATGCTGGTGATGTTGTAACATATAGTGCAGATGGTAATGAAGTCATAGAATCTGGAGATAAAGTTAAAAAGGTAATGTTAGGACTTTCATCACAAGTTGGATTTGATAGTGATTTATTTAAATATAAAGGTGTTGGTGGTACGAATACAACATTTGGTTTTCACTTATCAACAAACGCATCTTCAATTGTAACAACTGGATCAACTCAAATTTATCAAACAACAGCCTACGATTTAGAAGGAACAGAAAAAGATAAATTAGCTAATATTGCATATCGTAAATTTACATTTGCGGTTAGTGGTGGTCATGATGGTTGGGATATCTACAGACAAACAAAAACATATAGTGATAACTACATTTTTGGTAAATCAACATATACTAACAATAAAACAACTGGTTTATATAGTGGTGTCTTCAGTCCAACAACTGGAAACTCTGATTATTATGCTTATTTACAAGGTATTGAAACGTTTGCAAACCCTGAAGCGATTGATATCAATGTATTCGCAACTCCAGGTATTAACTTCCAAGAACATACTTCATTGGTAAATCAAGCAATTGATATGATTGAAAATGAAAGAGCGGATTCATTATATATAATGAACTCACCGAATTCAACTTCAGCAACACAAGTAGTTGATGATTTGGATACAGCTTCTATCGATTCTAACTACTCAGCAACTTATTGGCCTTGGATTCAAATAAGAGATACCGATAACGCTACTAACATCTATATCCCACCAACAGGTGAGGTTTTGAAGAACATTGCGTTAACAGATAACGTTTCTTATCCTTGGTTCGCAGTTGCGGGTTATTCAAGAGGTTTGGTAAACGCGGTTAAAGCTTCTAAAAAATTAACTCTTGATGAAAGAGATGATTTATACAAAAATAGAATTAATCCAATTGCTACATTCTCTGATACAGGTACCATTATTTGGGGTAACAAAACATTACAAGTTAGAGAGTCTGCACTTGATAGAATCAACGTAAGAAGATTATTATTGAGAGCAAGAAAATTAATCTCTGCAGTAGCTGTTAGATTGTTATTTGAACAAAATGACGAACAAGTTAGACAGGAGTTCTTGAGATTGGTTAACCCTATCTTAGATTCAATTAAGAAAGAAAGAGGTTTATATGAGTTTAAAGTTAGTGTTTCTAGTGATCCAGAGGATATAGATGCAAACACTTTAAGAGGTAAGATTTACATCAAACCTACTCGTTCTCTTGAATTTATTGATGTTGAATTCGTAATAACTCCAACAGGAGCATCATTTGAGAATATCTAATCTAAAAGGAAGGTATAAAAATAAGAAGGGGGTCGAAAGACCTCCTTTTTTGTTTGTGGAATGCTCCACGTGGAACCAACTGGTATAAAGGTTTTATTATTATACGATGCCCAGTATACTAGAACTAGATATACTAGTATTTATATTATATTTATTAAAAGATATATAATTTTATTATTTATTACTGGAACTGGAATACTGGAGGATTTGTAAAAAACTACGAAAAATAATTGACAAAATCAAGTAGCAACCGAAAAATAAATTTATTTCCAAAAAAGATATATTTATAAGAAGTATAAAATAACAAAAAACTTAACAAATACAAAATGGCAGATTTACTAATGAAAATGCCGGTTCCTTATGAACCGAAAAGACAGAACAGATTTATTCTTAGATTCCCTTCATCTTTGGGAATTAACGAGTGGTATGTATCTTCAACAAAAAGACCTTCAGCTAAAATTAACTCAACAGAGATTCCTTTCTTGAACACTTCAACATACGTTGCTGGTAGATTTACTTGGGAAGAAATGAGTGTTACATTTAAAGACCCGATTGGTCCTTCAGCTTCTCAAGCATTAATGGAATGGTTCCGTTTACACGCAGAATCAGTAACAGGTAGAATGGGATATGCTGCTGGATATAAAAAAGATATTGAACTTGAAATGTTAGACCCAACAGGAGTTGTGGTTGAAAAATGGATTATCCAAGGTTGCTTTTTAACAAGTTTAAACTTTGGTGATTTAGATTATAACAACGATGCTTTAGCTCAAATTACATGTAACTTGAGAATGGACCGTTGTATCCAAGTATATTAATAGTTATTTTTTCATATTTAAACCAGTAACCAAATTAGTAAATCTGTCTAATGGGTTACTGGTTTTTTATTTTAAATCTTTACTTTGTGATAGTTATAGTATAACTTTATAGTATGGAAGAATACAGAGTAGACCCCAATATCGCATATGACGTAGTTGAATTACCTAGTAGAGGTATTCACTATACAAACAACAAAAAATCGGTTAGAATTGCTTATTTAACTGCTGCAGATGAAAACATTTTATCATCCCCAAGTTTAATTGCAACGAACAAAGTTGTTGATGAATTATTAAAAAGAAAAATTTTAGATAAAGATTTACCAATTGATGATTTGGTTGAGGAGGATAGACAAGCTATATTGATTTTCCTACGAAATACCTCTTTTGGTAGTGAATATAAGATTACCGCAACTGACCCTAAAACAGGGGAACAATTTTCATTCGAGGTTGATTTATCAACAATGAAAACGAAGGACTTCTCATTGACTGCGGATGCAAATGGAGAATATCCATTTTATATGGAAAAATCTAAAATTGATATCACCTTTAAATTTCTAACAAAAAAACAAGAAAAGGAAATAGATGTGATTAGAGATAGTTGGAACGGTAATGGTATTGCACCAATTGTAACCAAACAACTTGAAATGATGATAAAATCGGTAGGTGGAAATAAAGATTTAATGAATATTAGAAATTTTGTTGAAAATTTACCAATAAAAGATTCACAGGATTTTAGGAAATTTATAAACGAGAATAAACCGGGGTTAGATTTAACCCAAACAGCAACCACCCCGTCAGGAGACACAATCCAAGTTGAAATTGGATTCGGGGTTGAGTTTTTTCGTCCTTTCTACGGATTATAAAAAGGGACAATTAGATGAAATTTTATTTTTGGTTAAAAGAGGTTTCTCTTACGGAGACCTTCTTTCTATGCCTGTTTATATTAGACGATATTATATTCAACATTTAATATCATTAGAAACCTCAAGTTAATCTATTTATATGTATGGCAAATATTAGTGATTATATAGGGAAGTATGGATCTGCGTTGAATGATTCAAAAGCTTATATAGATAAGGTTGAATTAGAAACAGGTAAAAAATATACTATCACAAGTGGAGAATCTCAAAAAATATTAGATTTTTGGAATAAAAAACAAAATGGGGTAACTCCAACAACAAATACACCATCTTCATCGAATCAAAATTTTGGTAACAAGGTAGTCGATTTAACGAAAGGGTTATTGGACACCCAAACCACACAAACAAGTCAATACGATTCAAAAGAAATGTATAGAATTAATGATATGTTAGATATCATTAACAAAAAAGGTGAAACCACAGGCGGGCTTATGGATATGGCAAAAAGAGCATTAGGTGATGTTGCATCTGGAATTGCTACCCAATTAACTCAGGAATCTCAACTAAGAACTGATATCAACGAAAAGGTTGGTATGCAAGGTGAATTATCAAAAGGATTGAGGGAGGAAATGGTTGCCGCGTATCCATCTGTACTTAGATTAGGATATGGTATGGAACAGTTATCTGGTATGATGACTGAAATGATGGGTAAAACAGGAAGATTTAATTTAATATCAGAACAAACAATAGGTCAAGCAGCTAAAACCGCAAGAGCATTTGTTGGTGATTTAAAAGATATGGGTGCCGTTTTTTCTGAATTTGAAAAAGTAGGTCTTGGTGCATCTGACGCAACAAAAGCTATAGATAAGGCAGGAGTATCTTCATTATCGTTGGGGTTAAATAGTAAAAAAACAACAGGAGAACTAAGAGAAAATTTAGGAAAATTGAATGAATATGGATTTGCAAATGGTGTACAAGGATTAAATAGAATGGTACAAAAGGCTAATGAATTTAGAATGAGTATGGATTCGGTATATACAATTGCAGATAAGGTTTTTAGTCCTGAAGGTGCGTTGGAATTAAGCGCAAATTTATCTGTATTGGGTGGTGCAATGGGTGATTTTGCTGACCCAATAAAATTAATGTATATGGCAACCAATAATGTTGAGGGATTGCAAGATGCATTAATTGGTGCTGCGGGTTCATTAACATCATATAATCAAGAACAAGGAAGATTTGAAATTACGGGGGTTAACTTAAGGAAAGCCAAAGCAATGGCTCAGGAATTGGGTATTTCATATCAAGAGTTAGCTAAGGGTGCAATCGCCGCTTCTGAAAGATCGGCAGCAGCTAGTGCTTTAATGACAAGTGGTTTAGTTATGGATGATAAAGAAAAAGAATTCATAACTAACTTATCACAAATGAAAGATGGTAAAATGGTTATTGAAGTTCCATCATCATTACAAAAACAATTAGGATTAAATTCAGAAGAGACAACAGTAGCTTTAGAAGGTTTATCTGATGCACAAAAAAATATACTATTAGCAAACCAAAAAGCGTTTGAACAAATGACAGCGGAAGACATTGCTAAAGGACAATTAAGTGCAACTGAAAACATTCAAAGGGACGTTGCATTTTTGGCGGCAACAACAAGAGGTCAAGCGGTTAAAGCGTTTAAATCTGCTGCGGAAGCTGCGGGAATCACAGGAGAAGATAGTCAAAAATTTGTTACTGAAATGACAAATAAATTGGCTAAAGGAGAAATTGAAATGATGGGTAGTTTTAATGAAACCGCCAAAAACTTTGTTCAATCATTTAAAAAAGAAGCAACAAACGCAACTACAGGTACCGCAACTGCAACGGCTAAATCAATGGATGTTACAACCGCAGAAAAGAAAGCTGCAGAATCTAAACAGTCAAATGAGAATAATAATAAAAAAGAAATAACTATACAAATGAAAGGAGGTCCGGCGTTATATGACGGATGGGCTAACCAAATCATTAAAAACTCAAGTTTAAAAGATGATTTTTTAATGAGCAATTCTGATGAATATACATCAGCACCAAAAAACTAAATAAATCTATTTATTATAAAAAATAATGCCAAGTTACTTAGACTTCAATTCCACTAAAAAGTTCAGAGATTATATATTAGGTAAGACACTTAATGTACCTAATGGTCCACAGACTTTTAGTGATACGTCATTTTCGGTTAAATCGTTAAATGATATGTCGAATAAAGATACTGGTGACGTTATTTTAAACGATACAACAAGTAGACAATCACAGATAGATTTTGTTTCTAATTTAAATGTAAATCAACCACAGGACAATTATTTAATCGTTGAAGATTTGAATACATTGTTAGTACAAAGAAGAAGTACGGGAATAAATTTATATCCATATTTTCAAACAGATGTACCAAGATATAATTTAGTTGGTATTATGGGGTCATCATCATATGACACGGAATCTGAATTATTTAAATTCGCAGCAAATAATATTAAAAATAATCCAGAAGGACCCGTCCTTTCGAGAATTGCTCGAAACATAGAAACGGCGACCAATGGTAGACTTAGATTATTGGACGCTCTTAATGGTAATACAGCAACAGCATTTAATATTGTTACAGGTAGAGAACCATTAGTTGACCCAAATAATAAAATTACCGTTGCTAAGACCCTACCGGGTAAAGCAATAGATTTTTTACAAACAATATCTGGCACACAATTACCATTTAGTGAAATACCTGGTGATTACTTAACTAATCCAGCTAACCCAATTAATGTTAGACCACAAGCAACAACTGAAGTAGGTAAACTATGGCAAGATGTTACAGGTGCGTTAGGTTCTTTAATTGGAATAAAAAGAAGACCAAAGCTATCAAGGAAACCATCTGATTTATTAATTGAATATATGGGGGATGGTCAAAAGAATAGGCTATACGATACATTAACATTTAACAAATACGCACCAAACTACACCACAACCGCAAGATCACAAAACACATCTAAGATTTTTAATTTTGTTGATAAAATAGCACAAGGTGCAAAGAACTTATTAGGTGTTGAAGCTCCAGCGGGTATTGCATATATTGGAGACGATAGAGGGGAAGATGTAAAATATGCAATGGGTGACTTTAATGATAGACCCGTTAGAAGTCCGTATTATCTTTCATTAATGTTTGATAGAGTTTCTGCCGAATTATTTCATAGAAGTAAAAACATTACAGAGGGTGGAAAAATTTCAGGTAATTTAACTTGGATATCTAAAAATTCTAAAAACAAATTAGGTTCAGGAAATAAAGAATGGGGAGGAGAATCAAGTGTATTTGACGAAACAAAATCGACAGCATTTAATTTTAGGGAAGATTCAATATTAGGTACTACACAAGAAATTTTAAATTCAATGCCATCAGATGGTGGAGCAATTTCACACGTTGGTAATGTTATAGACCAAACAAGTAGAGTTTTCGGTGACGGAGATTCAAGGATGTCTAGAGGTTCCGCAATAAAATATATTGATAAATTTTCCGGAGAAGAAAGTGGTATAGAATACTGTAGAGTATGGACAAAAGACCGTGGATATATGAATTATTCCGATACTATGAAAAGAACTGCCAATATTAGGAAGTTTGATAGCAGTGTTATGGGTGGTGAAAGTAGAGCTTGGAATTTAAACATAGGACCAATGTCAAATGGTAAAAAATCATTTGATGGGTCAACAAATATATTTGACAAATATCCATATGGTGGTGGATTCTATGCAAAGAAATATATGTTCTCGATTGAGAATTTAGCTTGGAAGACTTCAAATAGAGACGGTTTTAAAGTTACAGATTTACCCGCTTGTGAAAAAGGACCGAACGGAGGTAGAGTAATGTGGTTCCCACCGTATGATTTAAAAATGAACGAATCAAACAGCGCAAGATGGGAAGAGAATTCATTTTTAGGAAGACCTGAACCTGTTTACACATATCAAAATACTTCTAGAAATGGTACAATATCTTTTAAAGTTGTTGTTGACCACCCAAGTATTTTAAACCTATTAACAAGAGAACATTTTAAAGGAATGTCAGATGCTGAAGCGGATAATTATATAAACGCATTTTTTGCTGGTTGTCAAGATGTTGACTTTTATGAATTAATAAAAACATATACAACATTAGATTCTGATGATGTTAATTTAATTAAACTTTATTTAAATTCATCACAACCACCAGCACAAATTAAAAAATATAAGTATTCAACAACACCTGTTACGTTCCCAAAACCTGATAAAGGTGTAAATGGTGGGAAAGATGTAACTGTACAATTTGATAAAAGATTTTACTTTGCAAATGATTATCCTAAAAAAGAAGGTGGTGGAAAAAACACAACAAATTTAACATATAGTCAATTATATAGTGAATACATTGCACAAAAAGAAAAATATACAGGAGACACAATTACCGACTTAGGTGAATTGGTTGTTGGTACAACTCCAAATCACAAAAAAGATAGGATTGTTATTTTTGGTAAAGACACTATAGATTCCGCAACGAGTGGAGATACAATAAATAAAGAAGCTCAAAAAATTGCAACGGGATTTTCTGAATTAATAAGTGGGTATACAGAATATAACACAAAATTAACTGCTTTAAAATCTGACATTACAGGTAAAACGGTTAGTGAAGTTACCTTCCTAATATCATCATCAACCTCAGAAGTTGCAGATAATACATATAATTTTTACTTAGGTGTAAGAAGAGGTCATAGTATCTTTAAAGATATTTTTAATGGTATATCTATAGACGGAAAAAAGATGCCAGATTTAAACTGGTTTAAAGAGGGTACACTAACTAAGTTTGAAAAAACCGGTACAAACACAACCCCAAGCGAATTTACAAAAGAATTTACATTTAAAGATTTTGGTTATGACACCGAAGGTAAATTTATTTTTAAATTTAATACAAACGGGGAAGACACCACTTTGAAAAATACAGGTGGAAAAGAAAATTTAAATTGTAACCAAACAATATTAACAAAACAAGGTCTTAAAGATACTGCTCCTATTGCATTTTATTGTAGACAATCTAGAGTAAAATTTGAATACAAAAAGAAACCTGAACAACCACAAGAAATTATAATACCATCTATACCTGTTCCCGTAACAACAGTTGAGGAGAATGGATTTGAAACAATCCCAAATAAAAAGCCGAACATTGATGTGATGAAAAGAATCATCATGAAAACGCTTTCAGAATGTTTTTATTTCAAAAAGTTAGAGGAAGATTCTCCTGTAGCATTTAATTCATTAAGAGAAAAATTAAAATATTTTCACCCTGGTTTCCACTCAACAACACCAGAAGGTTTGAATAGTAGACTAACGTTCTTATTACAATGCGTAAGACCTGGAGATACTATACCAATTAAAGGTATTTCAGACCCATTAGACGTTGGTGCAAGAAATACATCATTTGGTCCACCTCCTATCTGTGTGTTGAGAATTGGGGACTTCTATCACTCTAAAATCGTTATTAGAGATGTTAACATAACATATGACGATTCAACATGGGATTTAAATCCAGAAGGTATCGGAGTTCAACCAATGATTGCCAATGTATCTTTACAAATTAGTTTTATTGGAGGTCAAGGATTAGAAAAACCTGTAGATAAATTACAAAATGCATTATCATCGAATTTCTTTGCTAATACTGAAATGTATGATGAAAGGTCAATATCTACAACAAGTAAGATAGATGGTCAAGATAGTGAAAAGTTTACTAAAGAATTTTTATTAGATTTACAAAAAAGAGCTGGAGTACAGTTAGAAAGTAAAACCGACTCAGCAAATGCCGCCACAACAATCAACGGTCAATATATTGGAACACCAAATGGTACTAAATTAAAATACACCAATTTAGTTAATATGGTTTATAGTTCAGTTGGAAATTATGTTAATACATATCAATCATCATATAATGATATTATTAAAAATTATGGTACAAAAATAGGTGCGATGTTCTTATCCCCTAAATTTAGAAACATTAATAATTTTGATATATATTCTGGAACAACCGCA